CGGCTAGCAAGATGGATCAATTCGGCACCGATTGGCGCAAGAATTATCAGACTCAGATACGATGGGGTTTGCTTTATATCAAACTTCATTGGAAAAACAATAGTTGCATGGCCTTGCGCCATGAGAAGCGGAAAGGGTGGTACTGATGCAAGATTGGGAATTGCCGATTGTATTGATACATATATTGGCTAAGGATAAAGAGAAGACTTTGCCCTACTGGCTTGAGCAGAATCTCGACAAGCTCGATTACCCACGCGACAAGGTCATGCTTTATTTTCGCACCAATAACAATAACGACGATACTGGGCGCATTATCCGGCAATGGGTAAGCGATCAGGAAACGCTCTACGAGCGTCAAGATGATGACTCATGGGCCTACGATTGGCGGCACATTGAGGTTGACGATAGCGACGTTGAGGAACAAGTGCAGCGATTTGGGATCCATGAATGGAACGCAGAACGCTTCTCGGTTCTTGGTCGCTTGCGCGAAGAAGGTATCGCCATGGCTAAGTTTTGGAATTGCCATTACTTTGTCTGCGACGTGGATAACTACATTCTTCCCACCACGCTACGCACCTTGGTGGAAACTAATCGGGCGGTAGTCGCGCCTATCTTGCGTAGTGCAGATAGCGAGCAGCTCGGATACAGCAACTTCCATCACCCATGTACGCCTAATGGCTACTATCAAGATAGCGAAGAATACTTTGCTATCCTCAATGGCGTTACACGCGGCATATTGCCGGTGGATGTAGTCCATTGCACCTATCTAGTGCGCAATGAAGTGCTAGATAAGGTTCTCTACCAAGATGGCACAGAGGATTATGAGTATGTGATCTTCTCTCGTAACCTACGCAACCTTGGGATCCAGCAGTACCTAGACAACCGACAGATTTACGGCTATCTCACATTGCGAGAAAACGTAGATGCATGCAAAGAATGGATGGCAAGAATCAAATGAGCCTAGAGAAAAAGATCGAAGAGCAAGCAAAGTATTGGACCAACCTTGTTCACTACACTAAGCCGGAGTTTTACGAGAACACTGTCGATCAGCGCAACGCTTGGCTAGCCCTTAAGTCCATCATGGAATTGCTCAACAGCGATGAAGAGCAAGTCTGGCGCGCTGCTATTCGCAGCACCATCGAGAAGGCCTTAGATGAAAGCTAAGCCTAGCGAGATAAAGAAGATGGCTGCTTTGCTTGAAGAAGAAGCAGAATCGAGTGAAGAGATGGCCAAGAAGGTCTGGGAATTGGTAGAGGAACTAACTGCCAAGCGCGATCAGTACATGGCCGTAGCGGTCTATCCAAGCCTTAAAATGGCCATTGCTGTCGGCCCGTACAACACAGTTAACAACTTAAGAAAAGACTATGGCAAACATATCGGACATGTCGGTGACGATTGTTATGGTATAATTGCCACAGTGCGCGATCCGTCCGCGCAGTAGATCGACAAGCCCCGCGTATTCCTGTCCGCGGGGTTTTGTCATTTAGAGCTTGTGTAAGCCTTGAGCATCCTTGTAATAGCCATAGCCAGTAGGCGTAAGCGTGAATGGCGTAGTTACTGAATTAAGATACGAGTATGGAGCCTTTGCGTCTAACTTGTAGAACGCTGGTAGCGTCCAATCTGGTGCGATTACATCGCGCCCATCTTTTGCGGTGATCTTATACATGGCACCACGCACATGATCTGCTGGTTCGAGTAGCCAGCGCCGACCCTTACTATCCGGATCAGATAGGTTCATAATCTGAGGATCAACAAGCATTTCGATTACTTCATGGAATACGACAAGAGCTGTACCTTCTTGATAGCGATCTTTTGAGATGACTTTACCTCTGAACGACAAGCCCTTGCGGAACTTGCCTAGCGGTGCAGTGGCAAACGAGTCTGCTCGGATGTAGGCAATAGGCTGGCCATTGAGTACCTCATGGTAGCCATACGCGCCGATAGTTGGGTTAGGAAACTTGTCCACGATGCAGACATTCCAGCCATTGGGTGAGCGAGTAGGTGACTGCCCAACCGTTGTAGTTTCTAGGTTCCAAGCGTTGGATACTTGATCCACGAAAATGCTCAGAGCAGATTGGATGCTATTAAAATCCTGCTGGTTAAGGATCTTAGACTCATTAACGAATGTAAGTGTTCTCATTGTTACCTCTTTGGGTTGTCGGTTGTGTAAAAGCCACTGCCATTAAATTTTACTGGTGGTGAGCCAAAGATCCGGCGCATAGACATGCCACAGCAGATCGGATCCGGACCTTCCTCAAACATGGATCGCTCAACGGTATTTTCTATATTGCATACTTGGCAGCGGTAATCATAATGTGCCATGTTCTCCCCCAATCGGACATTTATCGACGCAGTTCCAGATCAATTCCATGTAACTCTTGCCTTCGACTCTGCGTATTTCGGTGTAGCAATCAGCATCATGTATGTATTTTTTAGTCATTTTTTTGCTTTCTGATCCAAGGGTCTGGGCCACCAAGCTCTTTGATCAAGCGGCGCATAGCGCCTTTCACCTTACGCTCAGCGGAAGATTTAGATATTCCTAGCGCAGTAGCCACATCATCGTAGGTCTGCTGCTCGTAATACTTTGCTTGCAAGATTATCTGATCATCTGGCTCAAGTTTGTTCTTAGCCTTGCGCACGTCGAATACCGAGATGATGTAGTTACCGCCTTCTGCTGGCGCTCCACCACCGGACACGCGCTCACCAGATGGGTTGTGCGTAGGCACTACTTCACTCCAAATGAATGGCAGGATCTGCTCAAGCACCTCAGCAGAGTAAAAAATTTCATCGCGTATCTCGTACCCTACCGCTTGCGCCTTAGCGCGTCGGCAATACTTATCCGCATGGCGTTGCAAAGTCTTGGCCAGAAGGTTAACGCCAGACTTGTAATCCTCAGAACCTTTATCGTGGTCAAGCCATTCTTTGACCTTGTCTTGCCGGCGCAAGACCCAGACAAGACATTCCTGCCTAACGTCATCAATCTCAAAGTACGTGTTGTATCGCTTATGGACTTGCCTTGCAACGGTGTGGGCAATCTCTTGCGCTTCATCTAACCAAATCAATCTAAATCCTCTGGGTCGCGAAGGTGTTGTTGCTTAACTGCATAACATGGAACTGGCATGGAAGTATCCCAATACTTGTCCTGCAAGCCTTCATGGCCCCACAGCCAGCCCATAATAAGGGCTTGGTAATGATCGTCAATGGTAACAAGAAAATACTTACGCTCTGGGTTATCGTCTGGTTGGAACAACAACTTGCCATAAGGGTAAGCGGTTGATCGTACTTCGTACTCACCCACATCACCCTCTTTGCGATCAGCAAAGAGTGAAGTAGGAAACTTATCTAACCAACGCGCAACTGCAATCTCAGCGCACACGCCAAGAATGTCGCGAGCAATTGCCTCTGGCCACGTCTTAGCGGCAGTAGTAATCTTGCCACCATTAGCTCGATTAAAGTTGTAACGCTCCACTGCTTCAATAGTGGCGTAGGTTATATCGCCAACGCTAAGGTTGACTTTTACCACCGCCATGTTTTACCATCCACAGTAAATGACTTGTCGATGATCGGCACTAGATGCGGCGTAACGGTCTTACCATCGACATAGAGGATCGCAAAGCCCTGCTGCCAAGTGAACAGCCCAGCCTTGATGTAACGAGCATGCTTGAGGTTCATTAGATGGCCAACCTCTAGGCCCCACACTGTCTTAGATTTGGTTCCCCATGACTGCGTCCAATGGGTTAATCCCATTCGGTGCGTATGTCCACAGACGACACTCGCACCAGCCCTTTTTGCAAGTCCGAGAGCAGTAGATCCAGCAGTAGGCTGAACGTTTCCCTCGTCCCCGTGTACAAGTATCCAATTTGGGGCCAACTCGTAGGGTCGCTTATGATATTCAATTCCAAGATCGTCGAGCTTGAGGAATTTCTCAATCTCAAGTTCAGGCAAACCAAGAAAACCGGGGGCTGAATGTTTGATTTTGTTGTATAGCCGATCACTGTGGTTTGATCGCGAGATATGCTTAATCTTAAGAGATTCAAGTAATCGAACGGTAATATCTCGGTGCTTACCAATGTCGTAGTTCCACTCGCCCGGGCCGCCTTGCTCCCAACGGCTGATCTGCGGAAAGTCAATTTCATCTCCTACGCTCACCACCTCGTCTGGCTTATACGCTTTGATAAATGCTGCTAGCGCGGTTGTCGCTCCCACATCATGATAGGGGGCTTGAAGGTCTGAAACGACAACGATAGTCTTCATTCCGCGGGCCAGTTACCATCCAGTACCATCATTGCAATGGCGCTATAGTTGAGTAAATCTAGGAAACTATCTCTAAGAGATTCATTTTCTGGCGTGGCACCGCTGTCGATGAGATGATTGATACGCGCCATTTTGTCCCACATGCGCACCCGTAGGCCGTTAAGCGGACCGCCCGGTGAAAGTGAAATGTTCTTTGGTCCGTAATCGTGGTGCTTTTTGAGCAAGAGGTTACCTGCGCCGTCGAACACTTCCCACATACTGACGGTAAAGTCGCTTGGCTCATTCGTCACCTGTAGATTCTCGGTCATTTGGCCTACCCTTCGGTACGTTGCGCTGTCCCTTGTAAATATAATTTTTTGTTTCAGGATCTATATCATAACAGACATACGTTATAAATTCGTCATTATAGTCAAATGGCGCTTCAATTGTGTCTAACACCCAGAAGGCTAGCGATACCCGGCCACCATCGTATGGGCCGCCTATGAAATGTGGGTTATAGGAACCGCTCATTTGCTCTCCTGTACGAGATTGACATTGAGTTTACCGCCTGTTCCAGAGTCATATTTGCTGGCGATCTGCAACGCCTTGGTGACGATCTTGCGAGCCTTAACGTGGTCATCAACAAGTGCGCCATTGGCAAGGGCTGCCATCGCTCCAAGGGCAAAGCGCTCTCCACTGCCAGCAACATAAAGGTTGTCGGTGGTGCGCTCCCATGAGTAGTCAGCGTCGATCCGATAGACCTTGCCTTTGACTACCACGATCCAGACGTTGTCGTTCTCTACGCTTGACTCGGACTTAACAAGCTCGTAGCCAGCCTCGATAAAAGTTCTGCGCATGGCAGGGATGAGCTGCCTAGTGATGTACTTGTCCATGTCTTTGACCGTGATCTGCGGTGGCACAAAATCATGCTCAAGGATGTTTATGCCGCGCACAGCGCCGGCACCGGCAAAGACGATATTACTATTTCTAAAAATTTTTCCGTTGGGAATGGTGATCTGAAAGCCATCCTCAGTAGAGGACATAGTATCTGCGCCAATGACTACCCAGTCTGGTCCTTCGATGGCGCATATAGTTGTCATGCTGCTAACCTCTCATCAAACCAGTCTTTACCATAGGCCAAGTATAGATCATTCACGTCTTGGTTACCGGGAAGGCCAACGATAATGGCAGCAGGCAAGTCTTCCTTGATCCGCTTGGCTAGCTCTTGGCCGGGGTTGCGACCATCCTCTTTTATATCGTTATCGGCAAAGATCAAGATTTTTGTGTACGGTTCAAAAAGTTTCGGAAAGTGGGCTTTCCACTGGCTAACGCCAGCAACGCCAACAGCAGGAATACCAACACAACCGCTAAGAACAATCGTGTCAATCTCACCCTCGCAGATCGCAATTGTGTCTGAGGATTTATGTAAATCTTGAACATTAAATAACCCAATCTTCTGCCCTGTAGGCCATAGGTACTTAGGCGTTCCGTTATCTAGTCTTCGGAATTTAATTCCAACCACACCACTAGGAGTGATGTAAGGAATAGACAGCATCCCCACAGCATGCTCATGGCCAACACTAGGATCGACTACGCTTCCAAGAAGGAATAAACTTGCCACTTCCGGGCTTATGCCTCGGCCCTGTAGGTAGGACTGAGCCAGCGGGTCTATGTGCTGCGCGTACCTTTCGGCTGCTTCCGTTAGCAAGGCTTTCTGCTCTGCGTTTAACATCAATAAACTCCTTCAAGTTTTCCTTACGAGCTACAACGTCATATACGTCACCAAGTAATTGGCAGACTAAACAATTGTATTGCTGTCGCTCTAAGTTATATGCAGCACTTGCGTGGCTGTCATCATGCACTACACACTTGCATGGTACCCAGCCGTAACGATCTTGTATGGTCAAGCCATACGCTTCTAAGACTGCTCCAAGATCAGGCTTGTGGATCATCATGGATGTTAGCCCACTGGTCTAATGTTTGAATCACCCAAGCATCTTCAATGCTTGCGTTGCGTCGCTTGACAATAACGTATGAAGGTGGAACCTCATCTAGCCCACGCGCCCTTGCGTAGTTCTGCGCTTCGACAGTTGCTTGCCGCCAAAACTCTGGCAAGTCTAACCGCGCAGTTGCTTTCAGTTCAAAAACATAAGGCTTGCCCGCGACCATAAGAACAAGATCGCCTTCGTCGTTGGCCCCGGCGAGAGCAAGCCTTTCTGTCATTGCCTTGGGTAGTCTTCCCCTGAACCACCCAAGAACATCTGTTTCAAACTGAGTGCCTTTGCGCTTGTTTGCGTTTGTCATAGGCCCAGCATACCAAACAAGTCCTGTGCGTTATAGCGAATAAGGTAGCGACGCGCTAAGTCATACATCTCCGGGGTTGGCTCCTTTGCTTGTTCCCAATTGCGCTTGTCCCACAGGTAATCTTTCACTCATAGCTCCAATTGTGCTGGGTGGTTTGACGATAGTTCCAGATGGACATACGCGATGCGTCTGCCCATAAAGATACATATTGCCTACCACTAGCACTATTCTTTGCAAAGCGGTTCTTAACCGCTGCAATTCGAAACTCGCCAGTGTCGGGAAGTAAAGCAACTGTAACGATCATTTCAGGCAATTGACTGATCTTGCCTTGGATGGACTTGCGACTCGGTGGCATATCCGGCTGGCCTTCACCTTCACTGGTGTGGTGCAGCAGGAATACCGCAGCTTCTGTTTCTCTAGCCATGTGGTGCATAGCCTTGGCAATTTCGCGTAGCCCTGACCATTCGTTTTCGTGCATCGATACAACGTTCATTGCATTGTCCACGATTAGAAGATGAGGATACTCTCCGTATGCTTCGGCATAGGCTTGAATGGATAGATCAATTTCATCAAGAGTAGGGGATGGAGCAAAGTCAAACCGCAAGTGAGTAATTGAATCTAACTCACTCTGGTAAAACTCTACGCCTGTTTCGGTAGCAAACGCCTCTTCAACGCTGGCCACCTTATGTCCGCTAACCATTGCGGCAGCTCGAATCGCAGTCGTGTAAGCATCAGTATCAGCGCTGATATAGAGCGTTGGTACTTTCATGTGAACGGCAAAGTGCAATGCTAATAATGATTTGCCGGCGTTGGGTGCGCCGGCAATCATCGTTAGTTGACCACGTCTAAATCTAATTCCCTCATCCTGTAGGACTTGGAATAGATCCGGAAGAATAGCGTGATCATTTGCTGACTTAGCCGCTGCTTGTGACAGCGATAGCATCAGTTAATACTTATCGGTTCCACTTAACGTCACAGGCTTGATCCTTTGGCGCAGTACAGAAGTATCCGCTCCAAGGCTTACCTGTCTTTTCGCTAACTCCTTGCTTGAGTTTCATTGGTCCATGCTTACAAGCATGCTCAGATCCAGATGGCACTTGAACATTTGGTTGATGCCATTGTGGATGAGTTTGTGGTGCTGGATCTGATGTAGCCCATACTGGCTCATCGATCACAGTTGCGCCAAGTGACTTAACCGCGTAAGCGATATTGCCCTTGTTAGTAAAGTCAGAGCCAGTGGCCAAGATCAACTGAGCCATGTCACTGATTGACTGCAACTGACCCTCAA